CTTTAACAGGAGCTGTTGCAGATATAGTGAATGGTAAGAAAATAGTAATTGATACTGTAACTTATACATTCAAAACTACACCGACAACGGCGTATGATGTAAAAAGAGGTACAAGTATGGCAAACTCCCTTGATAACTTAAAAGCAGCTATCAACGGCACAGGAGTAGGAGATGGTTCAGACTATTACGCAGGAACAGTAGCACATCCAACAGTTGTTGCTACAACTAACTCAAACACCCAACAAGTTATTAGGGCAAGAGTTCCTGGAACAGCAGCAAATGCTTATGTAACTACATCAGATGATGGAAACTACACTTGGGATGGAGCAACAATGAACTCAGGAACACCTGGAGTAACAACAGCAGCCGCTACAATTACTCTTAATGGTAGAGTTTATACAGCAGTTTTAGAACTTTCAGAAACATTGGGAGCAACAGCAGTAGCAGACCAAATCTTATGGGTAACGTCAGAAGCGGTATTCTTGGATAACGTAAAGAAAGCCATCAATGGCTCAGGAATAGCGGGAACTGATTACTCAACAGGCACAACAAGGAATAATGACTGCGTAGCAACTACCAATAGTAATACTCAGCAAGTAGTAAACGCAAGAGTATTAGGAACAGGTGGGAACGCAATAACAACTACTACTACATTAGCTAATTATTCTTGGACAGGTGCAGTATTTGCATCAGGAACAGGCGCAGCAGGAAGGGTTTTGTTCAACACAATAACATTTCCAGCGGTAACAGTCGGCCCGCTGACTTGGGAGTTCCCAGAGGAAATAAGCCTTGATTACGGATTATACGCAACAATCGGTGGAACTTCAGCAGATATAACAATTCAATATAACTAATATGGCAACTACAGGAGTACACGCAAGACGATGTTTAAGAGATAAAAAATGGAAGTACAATAGTGCTTCAGGATTAGGAGACCTTAAAATGGCCAGAGTTATCTACGACTACGCAGTTGATGGAGGTGCTGCAACAGCAATTACACCACTACAAAATGTATTATTACCAGACAATTCTGTAATAATCGGTGGAGTAATTAACTCAACTTCAGCAGTAACATCTTCTGGAGGTGCAAACGTATCAGTTGGCACATCAGCAGGTTCTTCAGCAACAGCAATTCTTGGTTCAACTGCTAAAGCATCATTAAGTTTAGATGCAATACTAGCAGCAACACCGACAATAGCAGTTCCAGTAAAATTAACAGATAAAGGCCGAGTAACGATTACTCCCGATGCTATATTAACAGCAGGAGTAATTGAAATCGTGTTATTCTACTTTGTCGCAAACGGATAATAAATTTATGGCAATAACAACAAACAAAAATAGTTTAAGAGCAAAGCAATTAGGCAGGAATACAGAATCTGGCCCAGGAGCATTACAGATAGCAAAAGTTATTTATAACTACTCTGTAGATGGTGGGGCTATCTCAACAATTACCCCTAAAAAGAACGTGGTTTTACCAGATAACACAGTTATAGTTGGTTGCACACTTAATTCAACGACAGCGTTGGCTTCAGCGGCTTGTAACGTAACCATAGGAACAGATGCAGGGTCAAGTTCAAGTGCAATACTCGGAACAACTAACTACACATCATTAAGTTCAGATGCGATTGTCAACGGAGTACCGATTTTTGCAACACCAGTTAAATTGAGTGCAAAAGCACAAGTAACAATTACATTTTCAGGAACAGTAACAGCAGGTATTTTGGAGATTGTGCTTTACTATTACGTAGCAAATAATTAGCAAATTGGTTATGACACCTTACCAAAAGTTATCCAGGGTTATTATTCCCTTGTAAATAAAATTAACGTGGTTCTCACACCCTAAAAGTGATTCATTATGATTGATGAAACCAATCAAGAAGATGTAGTAGAAGAATTGCCAGAGGTTACCGAAGGCGAAGAAGATACTACAGACTGGAAGGCATTAGCAATTAAGCAAGCAGGTATGGCAAAGCGGTTCGCAACTAAACTTAAAAAGTTAGCTGAAAAACCAGTAGAACCAAAACCACAAGCTGAACCTACCCAACCAGCACCTAAAAAAGAGATTTTAGACAGAGTTGACAGAGCAGTGTTGTCTGTTAAAGGTATTACTGAGCCGGAAGAGATTGAACTTGTAGAACGCCGAAAGGCAGAAACAGGGAGAGGACTAGAGGAGTTGCTTGCAACGACCTGGTTCAAACAAGAACTTCAGGAATTCAGAGAAAAAGCTACATCATTTGAGGTTATGCCTGCAGGATCTAAAAGGTCTAATCAGGCAGCTAGAGATTCAGTGGAGTATTGGATTCAGAAAGGTGAACTCCCTCCAAAGAATCAACGCCAACTTCGTATTGACGTTGTAAACGCCAGAATGAAGAGGGAAAAAGGAGGTAGCGTATTCGCTGAACAAACTGTCGTCTAGGTCTAGGATTTCTTAAGTAAAAATATAAACTTAAGAATTTGGTTATCAAAGTTCTTTGATATTTGAGAGTGAAGTATTGTTATTTACCAAGAAGTATGGTAAGATAAGGTATGAGATACAAAGCCAAAAGAGATTCAAAAGGGCATTTTATACCAGTAATTACCAACAGAGTTAAAATCTGCAAGTTTTGTGGTAAAGAATGGACTCCTTCAATAAAGAATTGGGCAAGGAATAAGTTTTGCTCTGATTCTTGCGCAAGTAAGAGCCACCCATCAGGCCGAACTGGAAAACATAATAGTCAGTACCAGAAGGATATGGTTAGACTGAAAATGTCAGGAAAGTTGCACCCAAGATGGATAAAAGATAGAACGGCTAAAATGGAAAAGAATAGGACAAGATGCTCTTATGATTGGAAAATATGGCGTGGCGAAGTTTTTGAAAGAGATAAATATACTTGTCAGGAATGTGGTAAGTCGGGGATACCGATTGAACCGCACCATATAGAGCCAAGACGCTTAGGAGAAAAAGATGTATTTAATAAAGATAATGGAATTACTTTGTGCCGACCTTGCCACCAGAAAACAATTTGGAAAGAACAAGACTTTACTAAGAGATATAAAACAATAGTAAATCGCAATACCTCGCTCTCAAATAAGAAGAAACAAAATAACTAAACACTAAAATTTCAATAGTATACGCAGAAGAATGGGGTGTAAAACTCCAAGAGAGATTGTCTGAGAACGTAAAGTGGAAAGACTTTATGGATGTCAGATATACAACTTCAAGAGTTATTTACAATCCTTACAAGACAGACGCAACACCAACATCATTAACACCGTATTCAGCATACAGCCCATCTACTCCTGCTCTAACAGAGGAACACTTAACAGTGAACGTTCCTTACGTTACAGCAGAATATATTGATAGAGCCGACTTGGTTCAATCAACATATTTAACTCAGATGGATACAGCTGACAGACAAGGTATCTTGATGAACGAGAAAATTGAGTCGTTAATTTACGCTCAATACGCACTATTAACAACCTTTGATAACACCGAAATCGGCGGAGCAGCAGGAAACATCACAGTTTCCTCATCCAACATTGACGACATTATCCGAGCTATGAAGAGAAAAATCTCCGTAGCAAAAGGAGATGCAGTTGCTGACAGAAATGGTATGTTCATAGTTTGGAGACCAGCTGACTTTGAATTATTGGAAGCATTTATGCAAGCCAATGGATTCAGCACAGCTGACTCAGCATTAACAGGTGGCGCTAAAGGAGGTATGAACTATATGGGTGTAACACACTACAAGTCTCAACTTCTAACAGCCGGTCACTTGATTGGTGGAGTTAAGAAATTGTTCACATTAGGTGTTTTAACAACAACCTACGGACAAATTATGGTAAACGAAAAAGACCCAGCAAATGTATCTGGTATCTCAGTAGTTTCCAGATTTGACATTGGATACAAGATGTTTGCTAATTTCAAACCGCTTGTTTTCAACATCACAGTTGCCTAGTAATTAACTTACTTCCTTTGTCCTTCTGCAGGAGGGCAAGGATAAGTAAATTAAAAAAAACTATGAGCTTAAAACTTTACCAACCAGCGACAAAATCAGGGATTATAGACCAAATTTATAAGATACTTGATGCAGACGCCAACAAATATCCATTAGCAGAAGTGACTGCTGATATCAACTTAGCAGTAGACAATCTAATGTCCCTTGCATTACCGGCATCAGGAACGTGGCAATTAGACGACTCCAACCAAACAGACTATCCTATTTTAACTACCGACCTAGTATCTGGCCAGAGGGATTATTCTTTTACAGCAGACGAGTCTGGTAATCTTATCCTAGACATTTATAGGGTAATGGCTATGAACCCAGATGGGATATTTTACGATATAGTACCAACAGACCAACAGTCAAAGCCAAATTGGGCTTCTATGCCAGTAAGTGCTGTAAATTACTCAGTAGGCAACACAATGGTAGACGGACAAAATAGACAAGGCAACCCAACACATTACGACAAGACAGCCAACGGCATATTCCTTGATTTAATCCCTGATTATTCCAAAACAGGAGGACTTAAGATATTTGTTAACAGAGAAGCTACACACTTTACTACCCCGACAATAAATGTGGCAGACAACACTTATCCGGGCTTTGACGGAAGAGTACACGAGTATTTAGTAATAAGACCAGCGTATTATTACGCTTTTAGAAAGCAATTAAAGATTAAAGACGACTTGGCTAACGAACTTCTAAAGTATGAAGGCACAAGAGGTTTAGACGGTAAAATATCGGAAGTTTATGGTCAGCGCATCAAGGATGAGCGACCAGTATTACAGGGTAAAAAATTTAATTATAAATAATGGTACAATAAAGTAATAATTAACGGGGGTATCGGGCAATAAGTGCGTTGTTAGTCCTTCCACTTGTTGCCCCATATCCCGAAGGACTATGCCATCAGGAGTTTATTTTAGAACAGAACAAAATAGAATTAACATAGGATTAGCAAAAAAAGGAACGAAAAATCCTTGTTCAAAAGAGAAAGCAGAAAAAATTAGACTATCACAATTAGGTAAACTAAGACCACAGACTTCAGGAGAAAAACATTACTTATGGAAAGGTAATAATTGTAATTATAGGTCGTTACATAAGTGGGTTGAAAGACATTTAGGAAAACCGATAAAATGCGAACACTGTGGTAAAGAAAAAACTACACCAAAATCAATTCAGTGGGCGAATAAAAGCCATTTATATTTAAGAGAATTAACCGATTGGATTTCTTTATGCGTAAAGTGTCATAAACATTATGACGGATACGGAATAGAAAACTAATCACTATCATTTCAGTAACACTATCAAAAAACTATTATTTCACTTTAGATATGGGCAGTAAGTTGCACGACTTAACTGCTAATACATTAAAGTTAGCTTTTACGGATACAGCACCAACAACAGCAACACACGTTTACGCAGATATAGCTTCTCCATTAGCTTTAACTAATATGGCTACATCGGTTGCTTTGACTTCAGTAACATTCACACAATCAACTGGGATAGCAACTTTAGGTGCAGCAACTTGGACAGGTACATCACAAACAGGTAATTTTGGACCATTCAGATACATAGTCTTGTATAATGATTCAGCTACTAACAAGAATGTTATAGGTTGGTATGACTATGGTTCAGAATTAACTCTAAACGGAGTAAACGGAGACCAATTAACAATAACTTTTCCGAACGGCATCCTCACAAATGCATAGGTAAAATGGTAAAATAAGGTATGAAACAACACTATTTGTACAAACTAATTTTCCCCAATGGAAAGATTTATATCGGTCAAACCGTTGATTTCAGAACGAGAATGTTCGCACATAAAAATGATTCTTTTAATCCTAAAAGGAGAAGTTTTAACTCACAGGTTTGTAATGCTATAAGAAAATATGGTTGGGATAATATAATAAAAGAAATTATACTAATCTGTAAAAAGTCGCAAATAGATAATTTAGAAAGAGAATATATTGAAATATTCAACTGCACTAACAGAATTATAGGATACAACCGAGAAAGTGGAGGCAGCAAAAATAAAATTATGTCAACTGCTACCAGAAAACTTATGGCACAGAATAGGATTGGTAAACCACAGTGGGGTAAAAAAGTTTTGCAGATAGACCCAAGAACTAATCAAGTAATTAAAGAATGGAAATCTATGTCAGAAGCATCAAGAGAATTGAAAATATCAAAAAGTAATATTGGTGCTGTTTGCAATAAAGCAATAAGAAAATGCAAGATAAAAGGAAAAGAATATTTTTCTGTTCAAAAGAGGGTAGGGGGATTTAATTGGTCGTTTCCCAATAAAATTTTAACAAACGCATAAATGGCAACGCTTCTAGACTCATATTCAGAATCAAATGTAGATACAAATGAGAAGATGAGTTCTTATTATACTGAATACTTCGGACAGTCTTTTACGAGTAGTGCAGGTTCTAGCGATATTTTAGATAGTTGTAAATTCTACATTAAAAAAGAAGATTTACCAACAGGAAATGCTTATGCGACAATTTATGCACATTCAGGAACTTTTGGCACAGATAGTATACCAACTGGTTCAATATTAGCTACATCAGATGCTTTAGATGTATCAACATTAACAACTTCTTATCAACTAATAACATTCAATTTTACAGGAGTGAATAGAATATTATTGACTGCTAATACCCATTATATCGTTGTTATAAGTTATACAGGTGGAGACCGTTTTAAAATAGTTCGTGTCGGTGCAGATACAAGTTCTCCTTCAGCTGCTGGGAATGCTTGTTATAACATAAGTGGGGGAGCATGGGCAGCAGTAAGTGGAGAGGATTTAGCATTTTATGTTTATGGATTCTTATCAACAATATATACAATGGTAACATTACCAGCATCATTCACATATACAACGCAAAGTTCAGATGATAACACTGTAAGAAAAATGATAACTAATGTGACAAGTTACCTTTTTACCGGGATGGCATCTTCAGTAAATAAGGGATGGACAATGGTTACCGCACCAGTTCATTATATATTAACAGCAAAATCTAGTCTGATTTGGGAAGACGTACAAGAAGTTTGGACAGCATTAAGTAAATCTGCTACCTCAA